CGCCTTGCGGAGGAGCTTACATTCTCTGCTCACAATCAGGCCGGGCTTGCCCTGCACCAGGCGCTGCATGGGAGCGGCCGCTGCCTCACGCCGCACTTTGAAGTCGTTGCTGGCGGTCGGCTGGGCCTTGAGTCCTAGCGTGCGCAGGAAGTCGAAGCTGGTCACCTCATAGATGGCATCACGCGCCATGCCGGCCGGGTCCCCCCACAGCAGCACCTGGTGATTGGGAAAGTGGGTATTGAGCAGCGCCAGCAGTTCCATGCCAAAGCGCTCGAGGCCCATGTCGAACGTCACCAGCTCCTTGTGGATAAGCCAGCGGCCGTTGGGCAAGCGCTGGCCAATGGTGGCTGCAGGCGTCAGGCCAAAGTCCAGGCCGACCTGGATGGGCACACTGGGGTCCACCTCTGTGTCTCCAGACATCAGGCTGTCGTCGTACTCTGGCCAGACCGGCCGGCCCTCCTGGACATAGGTATAGAGCCCACCGGCATAGCAGCGGATCCAGTCCACGTTCTTGCCCAGCAACATCTGGGGGTAGTACCCCGCGGGCAAGTTGTTGATGTTCTCAGCCTGGGGGTTGACCTTCCACCACTTACCGGCAGAGAAGATATGGTCGTTGGCCTCGGGGTTGTCGGGCAGGTTGCCAGGGTCAACCTCAAGCACGCCGCCTGGCTGCTTCCAGAACTTCCACGCATAGGGCCCGGTCATGCGTTCTTTTTCGGCCATGTTGTGCCACCAATGGTCGTCGTCCATTGGGTTGGTGTCCATCCAGATCCCGTGCCAGGTCGCGCCCCCGTCGCGCTTGGTCGGGTAGCGGCCAACCCGGTGCGTCAGGCCGTCGATCACGGCCTTGGGCAGTTCTCGGGCCTCGTTGACCCAGGCGCCGGTGAGCTCAAGCGAAAGCAGCTTCCTCACGTCCTTGGGCTGGTCCAGAGCCAGGAAGATGACCTCGCAGTCCAGGCCAGCCGCCCCGTCACGCGCAGGCAGCCGAATGTGATGCGTGATCGGCGGCGTCCACAGCATCGGGCCAAACGTGGACTCAGGGAAGAGATCCAGCCAGGTCTTGATGGTGGTGGTCTTGAGCATCGGGTAGCTGTTGCGCACAACTGCCCAGCGCGAATACCGGATGTTGTCAATGGGAGATGGTTTCTGCTGCACCGCCTTGATGAAGATTTTGGAGGCGCACCCGTAGCTCTTGCCAGAGCCCACCGGCCCCATCAGCCCCTGCACGAAGGCATTGGAGCGGATGAAGTCGTAGATCACGGGAGACCGAGAGAAATCCAGGTTGAGCCCCGTGGCCGCCACAGCTTTCTCGGATTGCTCTTTGGTTCTCGCCATTACAGGAACCTCCCGCACCGCTTGCAATAAATCTGCAGCCTCGCGCCTCGAGGCCGGGAGCTCCTAAGATGCAGGCGCAGCCCGCACAGAATCCGATCCCATAGTCTCATGTCTGACCCTCCGATGGCGGCGCCACCACGTTCACGTCAATCACACTGGGCTTGTCACCCTCGTCTGGATTGTCCAGCAGCCCACTGGCCTTGGCCAGCAGCCTCAGCACCCCAACCTTGTCATACAGCTCAACCTCAAGATGCGAATTGCCATCCTTGTCAGTGCGCACCTTGATGCTCTTGATAGCCTGCAGCGCGTGCTCAGGAATGTCCGAGGCCCTCTTGACCGTGACATTCCCCCGCTCATCCCAATCCATGATGTCGGTGATCTTCGTGTTGGCCATGCACAGCAGCGTGTAAGCCACAGCCTCCCGGTTGGCCACAATCGTCGAAGACCTCTCCAGCCTCCTTTGCACCGAGCGGATCCCGCCCCAGTTCTTGAGGCTGGGAATCTGCTCCGACATCTTGGGCTTGCCCCTGCTCACCATGGGATATCGTCTTCAACAGGCTGCGGCTGGAACCCATTTCCCTTCGCTTGGGAATGCGCAGATACCTGACCCTGCACCGGGTTTCCAATCTTGCAGCTGATGAACTTCTCTCCAGCCGCCGTGGTATTAGCCCACCCATCAAAATAATGCAGCGTCCCATCAGGCAACATAATCTTGCCCCTCAAATCAGGATCTTGCTTGTCCGGCCTCTTGTCCTTGTTGCGAAATAAATTCCCGCTGCCAGGCTTTTGTTGGTATGCCATAAGATCTTCCTTTTCAATGAAATGTTGAGAAAAAATTGAGGATGGCCCCCGCAGCGCTACCGGTAGGGGGGAGGGGGAAAGGGTCGCGTTCTGCGCCCGTCGTCGGGCGGGTGTCGCGTGATCGGCTGCGGGCGGGCGTCGTCGTGCGCGTTATGGCCTGCCAGGACACGGCTGCCGTCCCCCTGGCTGCTACACCGTCCAAACACCAGACGAACGTTTGGATTTTGAACAGGCCGCATAGAACGGCCTACAAGCCTTCGGGAAGCCGTCAGGCTACCCATGTACCACCCGGCCTGCGTTCGCGCCTCCTGCGGCCTTCTGGGGGTCTTCTTGGGGCATCGGCAGATCACAGCAACCCCCGGCTGGCAGCTGTCAGGGCTCGGAGCTCGGTGGCCAGGCGCTCGGGATCTGCTGGCAGCTCGAGGCCTTCAGCCGCGTAAGCCGCGCACAAATGTTCGAAAGCGTTTTGTATTTCTTCAGTTTTAATTTCTTCTTTAAACCTTTCTTTCAAATACTCTAATACCTTTCTTATAACTACTGTGTTCTTCTCGTTCGGTACAACTTCTGAGGTTGTCGTGGGAAGCTCTCCAGGTTGTGAATGCACAACAACCTCTGAGGTTGTGAATGGCTGCTGGTTATCCACAGCCTGGCCGGCTTGCTTTCGCTTGCGTTTGGCCTGGTGTTCTGCGATCTCTTGCTTCATCTTGCGTGTGGTGATCGTGTCGCCTTGTGGGTTGGTTCTGTTCATGGCTTTGTGCTTCTCCTGGTTGTTGCCCTTGAGTGCGTTGGCCAGCAGCTGGGCGATGCGTTGCTGGTTTGCTTGGTTTGCTTGCTCTTCCTGTTCTTGTTTCATGTACGGTGGCCTCGTGTCTTCGATTGCACTGGTCAGTGATATTGCGGTCTCTGCGTCAACTGTTGGGTCAAATATCACCCGCCAGGTTGTGCTGCGCTCGCCTCTGAAATGCTTCTTCATCACCTGCACATAACCCAGCGCCTGGAGTTTCACCAGGTGCTTGCTGACGGCTTGCTGCGACATTCCAATGGCTGCTGCAAGGGTTTTCTGGCTGACCCAGGTTATTCCTGCGCGGTTTGAATAACTGGCAATCAGCGCCAGCGCTCGGAAACTCGCATCGGATACCTGCTTGTCCGCGATGGCGCGAATGGGCACCACGGCCATCCTGCGCATATCGGGCGGTGCGTCCTGCTGCTTGATGCGCGGCTTCTTGGGCAGCTCAAACGGGACAATGTTGTCTGGCATGGCGCTCATGGCTTACTGGTGCGCTTTGCGTGGTAGTGAATCCGCAGCATCTCTTCGCGCAGCTCGTCGCGGGCCTGGCGGCCCCTTCGGCGCTCAATGGCCTGCAGGTATCTAAACTTGGTCATGCGTGACGGGTCTCTGTGCTTGTCTGGCAGGTTCTTGAGTACCCAGGCTGCCTCGGTGTAGCGCCGGTACTCCTCGCTGTAACTGCCCACCTCGCGGCCGTCTGGCAGCGTGATGAGCCGGGCTTGTGGGTGCAGCTGGCCGCATCCATGGCACCTAAGCTGGTTTGGGCGCAAACAAAGCCCCCAGGCGGCCACACTTGCCGCTGTAGCGCATCTCGATGCACGTGCCGTGATCCACGCCGCGGCCGCTCTTTCTGCTCAACGCGCAGCGCATCACCACTACCTGGCCGCTGTACTTGGTGCCCGTGACCCGCTCGCGGTAATGCGCGCATTGCTTGCACAGCTCTCGTTCGTGTCCCCACGTGTACTCGGGCAGCTTCCACGTCATGGCAGCCACATGAGAAAGCCCAGCAGCGACAAACACAGCAGGCAAAACACGACGACAAACAGCAGCACCTCGCTTGGGGAGGTGGCCTGGCACGCGCCAGGCGTTGGGCACGGCTGCCGACCCTGCCGGCATACACCGCTGCAGCTCATTGCCGGCCCTCCAACAGCTTGCGGTCGAGCTCGTACGCAATCTGGCGCACGTAGGCCAGCAGTTCCTTGAGCATGAGCACCTGGCCCTGCAGCTGCCGGATCTCCGGCGTCACGTCTTTGCGCTCGCATTCGACCCCGTCGTCGTCAATCATTATTCGCAGGTAATGAGCATTCATGGCAGTACCTCGTGAGCGTAGATTTCAATGCGGCCAGTCTGGCCGTACCACTTTTGCACGCGCAGCGCGCAAACTTGCTTGTCGTCGTCGTACAGCACCCCGTTGACAGCGTCCATCACCGCTTTGGCGATGTTGTCCAGGTCCGGCTTGCCCGGCACCAACAGACCCTCAAGCGCCTCCTGGCGGCGCTTCTTGCTCCAGCTGGCCGGCACTGGCAGCCAGGCCTCAATGCGCAGGCTAACCGGTCCGGCCATCGGCGGGCTGTCACCCATGGCATCCTGACAGGCCTGGCGTACCTGGGCCTCATAGGCCAGCGTCTTGGCGTCTGTGTACGTGCGCACAAAGCCGCCCCGCTTGCTGAACCGCGGCCGGCCCTTGCCCACGGGCACCGCCTCGAGGCTGAAGTGCACCGCAAACGCCATCAGAGTAGGCCTTCCTGGCGCAGGGCCGCGACGAACTCTTCAATGTCCGGGTCGGGGATGCCGCCAGGGCAGGGCCCGTCTCCTGTCAGGAACAGGGCCTCCTCGATCACGGGTCCAGGGACGTCGGCGCCGTCTCGCACCAGCTGCAGCAGCCGCACAGCCTCGGCATAGTTCACTGCTTCACCCCCATCAGGAACCGCTGCAGACGGGGCTCAAGCGTGCCGTAGCGGGCCTGCAGGGCGTCCCGCACCAGCTCGTCAATGATGCTGGCCCGGCTGCGCCGCTGGTCTTCGGCCGCCTTGTCCAGCAGCTCCCGCGTCTCAGCCCGCAGGCGAATCAGGAAGGGTCGGGTCTTGTTCATGCCGCGAGTGTATTGCGCCGCGCAATGCGCGAACAGTAGAAAAAGCAACACCCAAGGGTTTCCCCTAGTGTTTTGCCCCCGTTTGGGTAGTTGACAGCGATATACAAACGCATCGACATTATCGGTATCGCAACCGGGCAGATGAGGCCCACAGGAGATTGACGATGATCCGCAAAACCCACCTCAAGCACACAGTCACCGGCGGCCCGACCTGTCAGAAGGGCCGCAGCGGCGGCCAGCTGCGAGGCGAGCACATCACCTTCGCCTTTGCCGAGTTTGTGGCCGAAGACCAGGCCGTGCGCTGCGAGCGTTGCGCCAGCAGCAAGCTCTTTGCCTTTTTGCAGCGTCGCGCCGCGACCGCAGGAGTCTGAGCCATGGCCACCAAGTTTGTCGCTTACTTCCGGGTTTCGACCGACCGCCAGGGCCAGTCAGGCCTTGGCCTGGAGGCCCAACGCGAGGCTGTCGCCCGCTATGTCGGCCAGGCCGAGCTGCTCGCCGAGTTCACCGAGGTCGAATCCGGCCGCAACAACAACCGAGCCCAGCTGGCTGCCGCCCTGGCCGCAGCCAAGCGCGCCAAGGCCACCCTGGTGATTGCCAAGCTCGACCGCCTGGCGCGCAATGTGCACTTCATCAGCGGCCTGCTCGAGTCCAACGTGCCGTTTGTCTGCGCCGACGCGCCCGAGGCCGACCGCACATTCCTGCAGATGATGGCCGTGTTTGCCGAATGGGAAGCCCGCAAAATCAGCGAGCGCACCAAGGCAGCCCTGGCCCAGGTCAAAGCCCAGGGTCGCACTCTCGGCTGTCCCAAGCCCGAGATCGGCAGCGCCGCAGGCGTGGCCGTGCTCAAGGCCAAGGCATCAGCGTATGCCGAGCGGGTTGGCCCAATCGTGCGTGAGATCCAGGCCAAGGCCGGCGCCAGCACCCTGCGCGAGATCGGCCAGGCCCTCGAGGCCCGCGGCGTGGCCACTCCCCGCGGCGGCATGGCCTGGGGTCCGGCACAAGTTTCCAACCTGCTGCAGAGGCTCGCAATATGAGCCTGGCCCTGGGCATATTGGTGGCGCTGGCCATCATCGGCCAGGCCGGGTTTATCGCCTGGGCTCACCGCCAGGCATCCAAGCGCAGCGCCGAGACTGCCAAACGGCGCGCAGATCTGATCGAAAACGAAGCAACCAAACAGGAGATGACCAAGTGAATCAGCCCTTCATTCCCGAGACCGAATCCCTGGCCGACAAGCTCTGCGCAGCTGCGGCCATCCTGCTCCTGGTGGCAGCCCTGCCGCTGGTCATGCTGCTGGGGTGAGCTATGCAAACCAATACACCCATCATCCCCGACCACCTGCTCATCAACGGCAGGCCATACGTGATTGCCGCGGCCACCGACGTGCAGCAAACCTGGCTGCGCCACGGCTGGGTCCCGCCAGACCGCAGGCGCCAGCAAGAGATGCGCGAACAGCTCAACAAGCTGCAGCCTCTCATCGATGAGGCCACCCATGTCTAAGGGGCGCGAGATCAAGCAGCAGCAGCTGGCCATGTTCGAGGAGCGCGATCACTTATTCTTGGCGCGCTGCCGGGCGTATGCCGCAACTGTGGCCAGGGACCGCGGCCAGGTCTGCATCAACGACGTGCGGGAGGCCATTGAAGTGCCGCCCGGCGTGCACCCATCAGTGCTGGGCGCGGTCTTCCGCACCAGGCTGTTCACGGCCATCGGGTTCACCGAGGCCACCCACCCCGCTGCGCACGCTCGCGTCGTGCGCGTCTACACACTCAGAAAGGATTGACCAATGGCCGGGAAACTGACCGACGACAGAGAGATGAGCGCCAGCCGCCTGCCAGGGCTTATGGGGTTCAGCAAGTACAGCACGCCAAATGATGAGCTGCAGTTCAGCATCAACGCGATCGACGGCAAAGAGCGCCCCGATATCGGCAACGAAGCGATGGCCTGGGGCAACACCCTCGAGCCCGTGATCCTGACCGAGGCAGCCAAACGCCTGGGCCTGGACCGTGTCGAGACCGTGATTGACAAACCCTATCGGCACGACGCCATCCCGCTGCAGTGCTCGCTCGACGGTGTTGGCTACGGCAGCGGCCAGGAAATTGTCAGCGACCCAGACAAGGGCATCGTTGTAGTTGGCCAGGAAAAAATATTTCTCGACGGGCCGGGCGTGCTTGAGGCCAAGCTGACAAAGGTCGCCCCGGAGGAGACCCCGCACCTGGCGCGTGGGCCCGTGCAACTGCAGGGCCAGCTGCTGGTGACCGGCCACAAGTGGGGCGCCGTCTGCGTGCTCTACGAAGGGATTGCGCTGCGGGTGTTCCTGTTCGCGCCGCACATGGAAACCCAGAAGGCCATCATCAAGGCCGTGACCGAGTTCCAGCACAAGCTGGACAAGTACACGCGGGACGGCGAGATCGAATGGTATGCGCCGCAGTCCACCGATGAGCTCAATCGGATCTACCCGACAGCCCAGGACCGCACCGTCGATCTGTCTGCCGGCCTTGAGGCACTGGTGGCTAGCATCCAGGCCAGCAAGGCCACCATTAAGGCCGCGGAGAAGTCGATCGGCGAATGCGAGAAGCAGATCAAGGAGGCCATGGGAACCGCCGAGCGCGGCAGGGCTGGCAAGTGGATGGTGGCCTGGCCGATGCGCCACTATCAGGCACAGCCCGCCAAGACGGTGCCAGCCAAGGAAGCCTACAGCATTCGACAGTCGACGCTGACGATTAAGGAGGCCAAGCCGTGAACGTAGCCGCCCTCGAGCAGGCATACGAAAAGGCCGTCTTGGCCTTTCTCAATGCCGTGCCAACCGCATCAGAAAAGCAGGCCGAGGCCTGCGTCGAAGCAATCGCCGAGATGGTGCTCGCCACCCTCGCATCACAACTGACAGAGGATTCTCATGCAACTGACCACCACTAACCAACGCGGCTTTGCGCCCGCCACAATCACCGAGGCCATCCACTTCAGCGAGATGCTGGCTGGCAGCAACATGGTCCCAAAGGCCTACCAGGGCAAGCCGCAGGACATTCTCGTCTGCGTCCAGTGGGGCTATGAAATCGGCCTGGCGCCCATGCAAGCGCTGCAAAACATCGCCGTGATTAACGGCAAGCCCAGCGTGTACGGTGACGCGGCGCTGGCCTTGGTGCAGGCCTCGCCCGTCTGCGAGGATATCGAGGAGCGCTTCGAGGGCGAGGAGGGCACCGGCAAGTTCATGGCCGTCTGCGTGGCCAAGCGCCGCGGCCGCCAGCCGGTCGTTTGCACGTTCTCTGTCGAGGATGCCAGGCGTGCCGGTCTGTGGGGCAAGCAAGGGCCCTGGCAGGCCTACCCCAAGCGCATGCTGCAGATGCGCGCCCGCGGCTTCGCCCTGCGCGACGCCTTCCCCGACGTGCTCAAGGGCCTCATCACGGCCGAGGAGGCGCAGGACTACCCCGAGGAGCGCGAGCGCCCCATCAAGGACATCACCCCGCGCAAGGCGGCCAACCCGCTGGATGCCATTGCGCCGCCAGAGCCGCCGCCCCTGGAGCTCGAGGCCCCGTCGGTGACCGAGGCCGAGATCATGGGCGTCGAGCTGCCGGTCGTGGAGATGGAGTTCTCAACCCAGGAGAACTACCCAGACCCCCAGGTCAGCGACCCGGAGCCCGTGGACATTGACGGCCAGGCCTTCGACCCTCCCGCGCCGTCAGGGTTCCAGCTGCTGGCGCCCGGCCAGGACAAGCCGCTGGCCGTGCTCCAGACCCTCGACGCCTGGCAGGATGCCTACGAACAGATGGCCGACAAAATCGCCCGTTCACGCAAGCATGAGCCCCGCGAGCGCATGACCAAGCTGCGGGAGTTCCGCGAGGCCAATGAGTCAATCATGCGCAGCATTGACAGCACCAAGCGGCTGCGGCACACGGCAGCGCAGTCCCAGCGCTTAGCCGCCCTGGGCGCTGCTCAGTAGACCAGGCCGGCGAGCACCGCCCGATACCGGCGCTCACGGTCTGCCAGGCCGATCGTGCCCCCGTTGATCTTCTTGGTCAGCGCCACGAAGTCGTCGGCATCAGCCAGGGGCCCGCACTTGTTGACCGACCAAAACCAGGCGGCCGACAGTGCGGCGCCCTCGGGCTCCAGCAGCAGGTCAGGCTGGGCCACCAGATCCAGCCCAAGCGCCTGGCCGCAGCGCGTGTAGTTGTCCTTGCCGGTCAGCTGCTTGAGGCCGCGCCCGCGATACTTCCAGCCCTCGCCAGACTCAATAGGGCCGTTGCCCATGCGCGAGGCATAGACCACGTTGGCGATCATCTCGGGCTTGCGGTGCAGCGCCAGCGCGAACTTGTTGGGGCTGTTCTTCCCCTCCTTGGTCTTGACCGGTTTTTTGTCCTCGCCCAGCACCGCAAACCGGTTGGGCCAGATGGCCGCCATGCCGTCGGCCGAATAGTTCAGATTCTCGGACAGCAATGTGTAGTTGCCAGACTCGTGCGCGGTCTGCGCCAGCCAGCCAGCGACCTGGCGCACCGAGGCAATGCCAAACCTGGCCATGGCCGCCTGCACATGAGGCAGCCAGCGCTCGGCCACCTCTCGCTTGAGGCCGGCCGCCGTCAGCTGGTCAATGCCAGGCGTCACTTCTTCTCGTCCTTCTTGCGGCTGCCAATGCTCGAACCAAGCAGGAACTGGAACATCGAGGCCACCATCGTGCCCAGCACGAAGCCCAGGATGGTGTCAGCAAACCGGATGTTGTCTTCGGGTATCTGGCCGAATGTGATGAAGCCGATATACGTCGCAGCCAGGATCGACCAGAAGCTGATGAAGTAGTAGACAAAGCGCCGCACCAGCGGGTCGTCAGACTCCATGGCCTTGAGCTGCATATCCCGAGCGCCCTGCATATTCTTGAGGTCGATCTCGGCCATAAACTCCTCATGCTTCATGGCAGCTTCTTTGAGCTTGGCCACGTCGTCGGGCTTCATGTCGCCTTCTGGCTTGAGCTCCACGCCCAGCTTCTGCTGGACGTAATCGACACCCTTCTCCATGACGGCGTCGGCCACCTTGGGCAGGCCGTTGGAGATGAGACCAGAGACGATTGAGGCGACGATAGGCAGCATCAGATCACCATGGCGTAGAAGAACAGAGACAGACCCGCACCGCCGACGGCGATGCTGGCCCACAGCAGGGGCATCATCACAGCCAGGATGGCCGCGGAGCTGAGCACAATGGCCAACTGCAGCGCCATGCCCGCATAGGAGAACCAGGGGCTGCGCTGCTTGGCCAGGTCGCGTTGGGCCTCAGCATCCCGCGCTTTGGCCGAGATCTCCTCCATGTCGGCGCGCTGCTTGGCAGCCTTCTCCTCGTGGCCGGCCGTCTCGTAGATCGTGGCCCTGACGTTCTTCGCCTGGAACCAAGCCCAATAGTTGTTGGCCGCAATCGTGCCGTTGAGCACCTTGCTCGAGTTGCTGCCGCCAAACATCCCGTTGACGGCCAGCAGCAGGGCGAAGATCGAGATGGTGAGCGCTGCCCATTGCTTGACGTATGCCTCGCGCTCGGAGCGAGATGCCGTGGCTGGTGGTGCTTTGAACATCAGAATCCACATTCCTTGGTTTGCTTGCAGTGCTGATACCCCAGCACCGCCATGTAAGCCATGCCAGCCAGGGCGGCGACGATCAGCACCACGCCGATGCCGGTCTCGATTGCCTGCGCCATGGCCTTGCGGCGGCGCTCGGCGGCTTCCTTCTCGCGCTTGGCATCCAGCGCATCGTCGCGGTTCATCTGTGCCACGCGGATCTGGATGTTCTGCCAGATGTCAGCGTTTCCGCTCTGGAAGAAAAGCATCTTCAGCTCTTCTTCGAACTGCCGCTGCTGCATGAGCTCCATCTCGGCCTGGATGGCCGCGCCCATGTTGCTGCCGCCCTTCTTCTTGGCCTGGTTGACGGCCTTGGTAGCCTCATGCTTGGCGTCGAAATACTTGCCCAGCAGCGGACCCAGCGAGCGGACATCGTCGACAGTCTTGCTGGCCTTCTTGATAAGGTTGACCGCCGTGCTGACGGCCGCCATTGCGGTGATCGGGTCGATCACAGCAGCACCTAGATTTTCAGCACCAGCCCCAAAAGCAGCAGGATAATGGCGCCTGCACTGCCAATGAGTATGGTCTCAAGGCGCTTCAGCCTCGCGTTAATGCCAGCATATCGCTCGGCACACACAGCCTCGTGCGTGGTGAGGCGGCTGTCCACATCGGCACTCATCGTCGACCCCTTCTAATTCGACCAGGTTACTGCTTGTCAGGCGCCGGCTCATCCGGCTTGGCCTGCTCTTTGAACTGCTGCACCAGCTTCTGCCACAGCGGGTGCGCATTGCTTTGCGTCGGCAGGTTGCCGATCACTTGCATGATGAAAGCGGCTTCGTTTTCCTCGAGCTCGAATTTCATGCCTGCCCCCAGGGAGTGCCAGAGATCACGGGCGGGTTGGCCAACGCGGCCAGCTGCGCGTCCAGGGCGGCCTCTTTGGCTGCCACGCCATCAGTTCCCCAACGGTCGGTGAGCCAGCCAGTCACGTCGGCCTGGGTCAGCTGCTCGTAGGGCTTAAAGCCAGGCGCTGCCGCATCTGGCTCAAAGCTCTCGGTGCCGTACTGGCTAGCCGTGAATTCGCCTTGCGTCTTCGTGGTGCCCCAGTGCACCACAACCACGCCGCCGTTGTCGGCCTTGCGCTCCATTGTGTGGATGATGATGTTCATTTCAGTTTCCTTTCTTACTTGGC